TTTTGAAGATAACACTTTAGAGCGTTTGGCTGTAAAGGAAAAAGTCGCTTTGGCTAAGTTATCGCTTTTAAAACGTAAGATTTAAAGGAGTTTTTATGAAATTAGTTATTGTTTCTATTAAAGACCGCGCTGCGGACGCATTTGGACGTCCTGCGTATGTTGCTACTGAAGGTGTAGCTATTCGTCAGTTTAGTGATGAGGTTAATCGTGCTAGTGAAGATAACCAAATTTATGTACATCCTGACGATTTTGATTTATATTATTTAGGCACATTTGATGATAATAGTGGTGCCTTTGATTTATTGGCTTCTCCTAAGCAAATTTGTTTAGGAAAGCAAGTTAAGATCCGTGATACTGATTAAGTTTTTTTAAACCGTATCACTCGTAAGAGTGGTACGGAATACTTCGGGAGATTGCTATGCATCGTAATAAGTCGGTAAGTTCTCATAGCTTTGCTATGGTTCCTAAAGCGGAAATTCCGCGTTCTAGTTTTGATACTCAATACGCTCATAAAACTACGTTTGATGGCGGTTATTTAGTTCCTATTTATTGTGATGAAGTCCTTCCGGGCGATATGCACAATGTTAAAGCAACTATGTTTGCTCGTTTGGCTACGCCATTGTTTCCAGTGATGGATAATTTGCATCTGGATACATTTTTCTTTTTTGTTCCTAACCGATTAGTTTGGACTAATTGGGTTAAGTTTATGGGTGAGCAAGCGAACCCAGGTGATTCTATTTCTTATGTTGTTCCACAGATTACTTCTAGTGCTGGTGGTTATGCTGTTGGTTCTATTTTTGACCATTTTGGCCTTCCTACTGCTGGTCAGATTACTGGCAGCAATACGGTTACGCATAATGCGTTACCGTTACGAGCTTATAATTTAATTTATAACGAGTGGTTTAGAGACGAGAATTTACAAAATTCTGTTGTTGTTAACACTGGTGACAGTGGTGATGATGTTACAGATTATTCGTTGTTACGTCGTGGTAAGCGTAAAGATTACTTTACTGGTGCTTTACCTTGGCCTCAAAAGGGTGATTCTGTTACTTTACCTTTGGGTACTTCTGCTCCTATTTATGGTAATGGTAAGACTTTAGGTCTTACTGATGGTACTAATTCTTTTGGTGCTTTTAATAGATCAGTTAGTCCAGCTGGTTTTGCATTAGGTGCAGCTGCTGCATCCTATAATCAAAATACTGGAACTACTGAGAGTGGTTTTTCTTATCCTGCATCGAATACACGTTTAGTTGTTGTTACTTCTGGTGAGTCTGGTTTATATGCTGATTTAAGTGATGCTACTGATTCTACAAATAATCAATTGCGTCAGTCATTTCAGATTCAGAAGTTGCTTGAGCGCGATGCGCGAGGTGGTACACGTTATACAGAATTGCTACGCGCACATTTTGGTGTGACGCCGCAAGACTTTAGACTGAATCGGCCGGAATATATTGGTGGAGGTTCTACTTATGTTAACGTTAATCCGATTGCTCAAACGTCTGCTACTTCTATTTCTGGTGGTGCTACTCCGCTTGGTAACTTGGCTGCAATGGGTACTGCGTTGGCTAGTGGACATGGTTTTACGTATCATGCTCAGGAGCATGGATACATAATTGGTTTGGTAAACGTTCGTGCTGATTTAACATATCAGCAAGGTTTGCCTAAGATGTGGTCTCGTGAGACACGTTATGATTTTTATTTCCCTGTATTTGCTCATTTAGGTGAGCAAGCTGTTTTGAATAAGGAAATTTATGTTACTGGTACTTCAACTGATGATGATGTATTTGGATACCAGGAACGTTGGGCAGAGTACCGTTACAAACCTTCTCAGATTACAGGTTTGTTTAAGTCTACTTCAGCAGGTACGATTGATCCTTGGCATTATGCCCAGAAGTTTACTTCGCTACCTACTTTGAATGCTACGTTTATTCAAGAAACTCCGCCTATTGACCGTACGACTGCAGTAGGTGCAGCGGCTAACGGTCAGCAGTTTTTGATGGATGCGTTTTTTGATTGTAAGATGGCTAGACCTATGCCTATGTATAGTGTTCCTGGTTTAATTGACCATTTCTAATGTTTTATATACCTGGACTGCTCCGTAAGGAGTAGTCAGGAAACAACCGAAGGGCGTTAGTTATGTTTGATGATTTTGGTTTTGGTGATATTTTAAGTTCTGCTACTAGTATTTGGAATGCAGAAAAGAATCGTGATGCTGCGTATGATGCGCAGTCACGCGCTCAAGCTTTTTCTGCTGAACAGTCAGCTACTCAATATCAGCGCGCTGTCGCTGATTTAAATGCTGCAGGTTTATCGCCTATGTTGGCATATTCTAAGGGCGGTAATGCAGCTGCTTCTGGTTCTCCTGTTACTGGTACTTCTAGTGTTGAGACGCCG